GTCACGCGAGAAGGTTACGAGGTAAACTCTCGAGAATATTACGCCGAGATTGATCGGCGCATGCGGGACAAGTTCCCAGAATACTTCGGAGCTAAGAACAGTCGCGGCTCCAACGTTGTGGTGGCGCCATCGTCACGTAACAACGGGTCAACGCCTCGGCGTGTCCAACTGACTGCAACGCAGGTTAAGCTTGCGAAAAAACTGGGGATAACCCCTGAACAATATGCCGCTCAAATGATCAAAGGATGATTGACATGGCAGAAGATCGCACCAAACGTACATCACAGTCGCGTGATGCAGATACCCGGCCCAGCGATAGCTGGACGCCAGCATCAATACTTCCTACTCCCGAGGAGCAGGATGGTTATGTTTTCCGATGGATACGCACTTCCTCACTGGGCAACCAAGACAACACTAATGTGTCTAAGAAGTTCCGTGAAGGCTGGGTTCCAGTCCGATCTGAAGACCACCCTGAGTTACAGGTTATGTCGGATGTCGGATCTCGCTTTGAAGGCAACATTGAAATTGGCGGACTCTTGCTCTGCAAGTGCCCCAAAGAGGTTGTTATGAAACGCGAAGCCTATTACCAGCAACGTGCCGATGGCCAAATGCAGGCCGTCGACCAAAGTTTCCTCCGTGAAAACGACCCGAGAATGCCGCTTCTAAACCCAGAACGGTCTTCTCGAACCACGTTTGGACGAGGCTGATTCTTATTCAGGCAGCCTCATTGTTAATCTTTTAGTAGAGGACTGAGCAATGGCTACAACCGCTGCCCCCTACGGTGCAGAGCCCGTCGGCACTTTGAGTGCTTCCGGCTCTTTCACCGGTAAAGTCCAGCATATTGCGATCGCTACGACCTATGGTACGAGCATCTTTTATGGGGACTTTGTTAAGTTGGCTGTTACCGGACACGTCCAGAAGGACACCGGTACTACAACCTTAACTCCCGTTGGTATCTTTGTAGGATGTTCTTACACTGATCCCACAACTGGTCAACCGACCTATAGCCAGTATTGGCCCGCGTCTAACGCGGCAACCGATGCCAAGGCATATGTTGTTACCGACCCTAACGTCCTGTTCAAGATGCAGGCAGATGGCGCATGCGGCCAGAATTATCTGAACGCAAACGCTGCTGTTGTGCAGACGGCAGGTTCAACTTCAATCGGACGAAGCAAGAATGCTGTAGACCAGTCAACTGCGGCTGCTACTAACACCTTGCCTGTTCGTATCGTGGATTTCGTAGACGGCCCTGACAGTGCGGTAGGTGATACTTACACCGACCTCATCTGTAAGTTCAATGCTGGTCACGTCTATGACACCACGACTGGCTCTGCGTTAAGCTAAGGGAGGTTATTAAAAATGGCTATTTCACGCGCACAGATGTTGAAAGAGCTTCTCCCCGGCTTGAACGCTTTGTTCGGTTTGGAGTATGAGAAGTACGAAGACGAGCACACCATGATCTACGAGACTGAATCTTCAGAGCGTTCGTTCGAAGAAGAGGTTAAGTTGTCTGGTTTTGCTGCGGCACCCGTGAAGACTGAAGGCTCTGCCATCAGCTATGACTCTGCACAAGAGTCGTTCACGGCTCGCTATGACCACGAGACTATTGCTCTTGGCTTTAGCATCACTGAAGAAGCTCTGGAGGACAACCTCTATTACTCTCTATCAGCTCGCTATACCAAGGCATTGGCTCGCGCCATGGCGTACACCAAGCAAGTTAAGGCTGCCTCACTGCTGAACAACGGCTTCACCACTTACCAGTCTGGTGATGGTGTAACCCTGTTCAACACGGCTCACCCCCTAGTAAGCGGTGGCACTAACGCCAACCGTCCTACTGTTGCGGCTGACCTTAACGAAACATCACTGGAAGACGCGGTCATCAACATCGCGGCCTACACAGACGAGCGCGGCCTGCTGATTGCAGCACGCCCCCGTCGTCTGATTGTACCGCCTGCCTTGATGTTCGTTGCGACTCGATTGCTTGAGACTGATGGACGTGTTGGTACTGCCGACAATGACATCAACGCTCTTCGCAATAACGGTTCGATTCCCGAAGGCTACTCAGTCAATCACTACCTGACTGACGACAATGCTTGGTTTATCTGCACAGATATCCCTAACGGCATGAAGCACTTCGAGCGTACCTCGATGAGCACGTCTATGGACGGCGACTTCGATACCGGCAACGTCCGATACAAGGCCCGTGAGCGTTACAGCTTCGGCGTATCAGACCCCCTCGGTATCTACGGATCACCCGGTTCGTCCTGATGTTCACAGCCCCTCTTCGGAGGGGTTTTTTATTCTGGCCTTAACTTATTATAGATAGTAGGATTAAGGTTCTAGGAACAATCAACACACCAGACCGACCTAGCGGACGATATGCAGACTGGTGTGTTACTCGCATATGAGGAACTCGCAATGGCTACCACTACTTTTTCTGGGCCCGTCGTATCAGACAATGGCTTCAATCTCCCCGTCAGCTTGACTTCAGAGCTGCCTGCTGCTTCTACATCTAACACTGGACAAGTTCGTGCTATCACCGACAACGGTGCGGGTAATAATGAGTTTGCTCTTGTTGTAAGTAATGGCACTGCTTGGCTTGCTATCGTTACTGAGGCGCTTAGCTAATGGCTGTCTCGGCTGCGGCGAAAGCCCACTTAGAAAAGCTGGCTTCTCAACCCAAGGTTGAGCCGAAGCCCAAGAAGGCTACCAAGAAAGTGGAGACAGAAGAATGTCAAGACACCAAGCAAGCGGACAAGTAACCGCCAACGGTCAGACTGAAGGCGTTGTATGTAGTGGGTTTGTCACGATGACAGCCCACCTTTCATCTGGCGGCGGCACATGGACGTGGCAGTTTAAGGGGCCAGACGGAGTTTGGCGCTCTATCTATGGCGGCAACGACGGCACAATCGAGCAGTCGTACACAGGCAGTCATATGATCAATGCTTACTTCGGCAACGATGTCGAGATACGTGGCTCTGCGTCATCAAGCTCAAGCCCCGAATGGAACTGGCAGTTGATCAGTAATCCCCGTAACCGAATATAAAGGTAAGTAAAATGCTACACACGGCAGGTCTCGTCACACCAACGGTTGGCCCTGTGGTGGGCAATGTGCTTATGCCGGTAACGGAAATCAGTGTGCTCTCGCAGTACGCTGTGGTTGATTACGACCCGGCCTTTGTTGCGGACTTTGAGGGCTACTACTTCCGAACTGGAAGTATGCCAAACAAACTCTCCCAAGCCATCACCCACAGTCGCAGTGGTAACGCCACGATGACGGATGGCTATGGGCCAGAGCTTGTTGTCAATGGATCAACTGATTGGATTTTAGGACTAGGCTGGAGTGTTTCAGACGACGGTAAAACGCTCACTCAAGATGGCACAGGCAATGGAACTGCTGATTCGATTAAATTTCAACCTGCGGGAAACAACCTTGAAGTTAAAATGTACTCGGTGTCATTTTTTATCGACACCACAAGCTCAACAGATGTTTTAGACAGTGGCGGTGTCTTTGAAAGTAATCTTACAAAAGGCTACCACACCTTTAACATTTTAGGTAACAACTCAACCAATGACTTTAGAATTAGACCCGACGGCACAGCACTGGTTATCAGTGACGTAAGCGTCCGCGAGATGCCTGTCATCAAGTGGGCACCACACAACCTGCTGACGTACTCTGAGGACTTCAGTAATGCGGATTGGCTTTGTGACGGAACAATAACCACGGGCGTTACCGACCCTGACGGCGGAACAACGGCGGCTACATTTACGGCCGATGCAAACTCAGATCGTTTGCGACAGCTTGCTGTTTTAAACACCGCTAACGAAAACATTGCTGCGTTTTATATTAAAAGACGTACTGGATCCGGCGGGGTTTCTATATATGATGGCTCTTCCTATCAGCCAGTAACCGTAACTGAAGAGTGGTCTTTGGTTACTCAAACAATAACCGGATATAACGCTGTAGTTCTCAGGTTAAGTGTTGCAGGAGACGCAATAGACGTAGCTTTTGCACACGCCTACCGCAGCGACCTCGGCGGCATGGTAGACAACCCTGAGCGTGGTGACTCTTACGTTCCCAC